TGTGGGCGTTGTGGATACCCCCACAAGGGTTGGAAATGTTGGCGCGTCACCAGTACCCTGAAGGCCATCCAAAGGGACTGAGCTAAATCTAAAAGTCTTTGTGACGTTGGCATAATTGCCTTGGTCCTGACAAGTAGCGAACGAGTTAAAACATTCTGTTCCTGCCGCCCCTGAAGCGGTACAGGCTCCAGTTCCATAAGTAAGCGAGCAAGCCCTGACATCTATTTCAAGGATCTGTACAGGTTCTTTACCTGCTTTGGCTTTTTGAACAGAATAAACCAATTAAAAAAACCTTTCCTTTAATCTCTCAAGCTCAACTAAAGCTAATTCTTCAGACTCAACATAGTTTGAATTGAACAGTTTGCCATTTCTTCTTATTTGCGCACACCACTTTTTTTTACCAACCCTATTTTTGCTATATGTTATAAACCTATGCTTTGAAGCCTTGCCCTTTCTTTTAGAGCCACTTTTCCCTCTCCAAACATTTTCTGCAAAAGAAACATATTCTAAGTTATCGGCCCTATTATTTCTAGGGTTCCCATCTAAGTGGTCAATAACTAGGTTATTTGGCCTTTCACCTAAGAAGTGATGAGCTACCAAATTATGTGTCATGAAAGTAGTTCTAACATTTTCCTTAGTTAAAACATTAACGCAATACCCCTGAGAATTTGGGCACGATTTTAAAACTTTACCTTTTGATATTCTAAACTCCCCTTTTATTTTGTAGGGAACCATTCTATCTAAAGAGCGAACTCTACCTAAGTCAGAAACTTGATAGCACCCTTCAAAACCTTCTATGTCTTTCCAGTTTTCCACAGAATCACCTATAACAGTAGTAACTCTGCCTATCTTAACTTTCTGGCAAGGTATGTCAATCATTCGTCAGGTTGCCTACAGATAGCGGTTAGTCCTGCTCTCATCAAAGGAGTTGGGCTTATGTTCTCAGGTGCGTCTACCTTTTGAGCCATGCAGTAAACAACCTCACTAGGGTATTGGGTTGGGTTCCATTGGTAGAAGAAACCCTTGCCGCTTGATGCTCTATTGGAGAAAGCCTCCCAACTTGAACGAGCCCAACTTTCAGTCAGAAACTCTTGTTCTATTCTAGTTGTGACCTTTTCCCTTTTAACAGTTGAACCGATAAGAGCACCATTTACAGAAATAGAATTGTTTAAAACCCTGCCTTGTATCATGGTTGGTGGGTTAACGCCTACATATTGACCGCGCTCGAACTCAAGATAAGGCCCTACTATTATTTGTCTTATCTCGTATTGAGTGGCATCTGAGGTTATTTCTAGCCTTATGTTTCTGCCAGATGAAACAGTTACCTGACCGAATGTGTTAAAAGTCAAATCTCCGTCAACATCATTGTAGGTTCCAAGCGTTGTATAAGTGGAAGGGGAGGACTCATATTTCAAAACAATATTAAGTCCAGAACCGCCCACTTTCTTGATAAACATCCCTATAGAGCTTATTTGCTTATCTGAACTCATAGTAAAGTCCAAGTTTGTAGTTGCGCTGACTTGAGGCTTAAAGGTGGAGAAGTCTAGATAGTCGTAAGCGTTCTCCTTTTCAAAACCGCTTATCTCTGTGCCGCTATACGCAACACTAGATACACCTTCTACAAGGTTGCTCTCATATAATACTCTTGATTGATTAGCCAAGCTGTGTCGCCCTCAAAGTTGCACCATCACCAACGGCATCGTTTAGCCTGTCTATTAGATTCACCACGCCATCACCGCCAAAGTTATCGCCTACAAGGTTTACAATCACATCTGTCCTCTCTATCGTTTCAGTTTGCTGGCCACCGCCACCAGCAAAGCCGGCACCAGCCGCACCCCCAGTTGAAGCAGCCCCAGCACCAGCAGAGCCAAACTTGGTGTTCCTTATGTTGTTGATGTTGTTTAGGCCAGCCGCGACCGCTGTAGCAGCAAAAGCAGCCCCAACTGGTGGGCCTCCGATACTAGAGCCAAACTTATATGAAGACTGAGCCGATTCATACATGTCTTTTGTTGCCATTGCAATAGAAGCCGCCTTTCCTACCTCAAACATTTTTCGGCTTTCAGTGTTCATTAGTGAAGATAGGTTTTTGAGCATACCTTTTTGAATCTTCATTTTGTCTTTAGCTAATTGCTCATCAAGTTGTTTTTTAGCTTCCTTAGCAGCCTTGTCAGCCTCTATAGACTCTTGAAGATATTGCTGTTCCAAAATCTTTCTTCTTTCCAGAGACTCAGCCTCTGCAAGCTCTAATTGCTCATAGAAGTCTTGGGCTCTCTCTATTTCAGACTCAAGCATCCCCTGTTCTGGAACTGTGGTTGAAGGTTGGTTCTCTAAGATTGATTTTTCCAACAAGCCTTGATCCTGCTCTTTTGGCTTACCTTCTGGGCCTTGCATCGGTCCCAGTGCGTTCAACTCTTCAAGCTTAGTATTTACATCATTCAAAGCGGCAGCTACTTCCCTAGCCCTAGCCTGTGTTGCCCTAAGGTTTTCTTGAAAGCCTTCATCTTGTTCATTAACAGCAAGCATTGACTTAACGATTCTTTGGAGTGATGCGTGTTCCTCTTCTAAAGCCTTCTTCAGCTTGTGCATCGGTTCAATGCTAGCGTCGACTATATAAGCTTGGTCCTCTGCCGTTCTGTTAAGTCTAGCTAATTCCTCATTCACACCTTTCGCTAGTTCCATAACACCTTCTAAAGCAGGTTGAAGGCCAACCAGCATAGCATTAACAACGCCAGCCATACTAGCTTTCACTTCTATATAAGTTTGGTTTAATTGCTCAAACCCTTTCATTTCATCAGAGCTTATAACAACGCCAAGACGCCTAGCCTTCATTGCTAACTCTTCCATCCCTTCAGAGCCTTGTCGCAACAAAGGAAGCATCTGGTACATTGCATCATTCACTTCATCAGCGGCAAAATCACCAGCGGCTGCGTTAGCGTCTTTGATAGCATCAGCAAAAGCTAAGAATTGCTCTTCTGGAGAAAGTTGAGCTAGGTCTTTAGCTTCCAAACCTATGCCATCTAGTGCATCAGTTAAAGCGCCACCATATTTAGCAGTATCTGTAATTTTGACACTTAGGTCTTTGATTGCATCGGCTAAACCTTCTGAATCAATCCCAACTGTTTTGGCCGCAAAAGAAAGTTCTTGAAACCTCTCGGTGTTTATCCTTATCTTCTTGCCTAGGTTGCTTTCGCTGACTATATCAGCAACCTTATTCATTGCTATAGCTACACCGCCAGCGGCAGCAGTAACAGCGGCAGCAGCGCCAGCGAATGCCCCCATAGCTAGCTTAACAGAACCTAGAGCACTTGTTGCCTTATTAAATGAGCCTGACATCTTTTCAGATGACTCTGAAGTTTTCTTTGTAGCCTCCTCTAGTTTCTTAGTGAGGTCTTTTATGTCGCCCTTTATCTCGACAATTAGCTCATCAACCTTTGCCATTATTTTTTCCTATTGGCCTCGTGGCGCATTTCAATTTGTCTAATTGTTTCGTTGTTCATGCGCGAAGGGTCGATTTCAGGTTGGTCTTGGTCACATCTTATCAAATTATGGTATTCTTTCAATGTGAAGTTCCAAGCATCAGACGGCCTAAAACCATGGTTTTTAATTAGCTGGCTGGGAAACCTCCACCACTGACAGCTTCTGTCTGCATCTTTAAAGCTAACTCTTTTAGCCTCATCAGACTTTCCTCTAAACTTTTTTTTTGTTCTTCTGGAGTTGTTGCCCTCTGTAAAAAAGCGAAAGCTTCAAACACAACTTTGCTGACGCCAAAATCCATAATCTCATGTCCTATCTGCTCAAATGATGGGCATGACATAGCATTGCCTTGAAAAGCATACTCGCCTTTAATACCTGCCCAAACAGCGGCAACCACAACTTTAATATCGGGCTTACCTTCTAGGCAGGTAATGCCCTCAAATACTCCCATACCTGCCTTATCTTGAAACTCCATAATAGCCTCAAAGGTGGGCCTGAGCGTGTACTCAGACTCACCGATTTTGATTGTATATGAGGCTCGGGCTTGATTAGGCAAATGTTGGGACTCCATCGTTGCTTAGTGTACAACTAAAAGCTTGTGCTCCGTTGTACTCGCCAGTGTATTCGAAAGAATCAACATGGAAGTTTCCAGTTACAGTTTTTCCATTGCCATAAGCTAGTTGAAGGTCAACAATAGTGTCACCCTCTGCGGCCGCTTCCATCAGAGCGAATTGAGCATCGTCTGAAACCCAACCATTGAAAGACACAGCAAGAGAGCGTTGCCCTGCACTGATTTTATCAGACCATCTATTTGAGTCTTTATCTGATACGTCGATAACTTCATTGTTAATAGTCAATGTGTGAGATAAACATCCCGCGATTGTTTGGTAGGTTGTGTTCATGATCTTCAAGACCATGTCATTACCGATGTACTTAGCCATTTTTTATTCCTCTATTAGCAAGTTAAAAGTGATGATTCCGTGATGGGAAAGACCATCACCTTCAAGAAAAGTATTGTAGTTATCTAAGAGCATCAGTAAATTTGTGCTCCCTTCTGTTAATACCAGCGGTATTTTATGGAAAGCGGACTTGATATGGTCCACCATATCCAGCACCTCTTTGTCCCCATCTTGGTCGGTCCAATAGTCAAAAGTCAGTTGCCCTTCAGAGAACAAGTCTGTCTTGTCTGGCAATACTTGAACTTCACCCCATTGGATTCTCAAGTATGGAGGCGCGGTGTCTTTTGGAACGTGATTGTAAACCTTTGTCCCCACCAAAGCCGATATATTAGCATCAGCTAAAGCCCTAGATACTGCCTTGGTTAGAATATCAGAGTGCACGTTTTACACCTTTCGCCAATAAAGCCCTTATGACTTTTCGATTGGCTTTCAATGTTCTTCTCATGTATGGTCTGGCCGCCATCTTGCGAGTGCCGAACTCTAGGTCTAAAGCATAAGGGGCTCTTGATTGAAATTGCAGAACCCCAGACCTAGACCTGAAAGCCCTCAAGCCTTTTACCAATCTTCCCCTGTCATGGTTGGGGTAAGCGCCATTATTAGAAACAGTCACAGTCCTTTTAGGTCCATACCTAGTTTCGCGCCTGTTCCCTGTTATAGTCTTAATCTTCTTAGTCGCATAGGCTTTGAGTATCTTCCCAATCATGGAAAGCTCTTGGTCGGTCGCCTTGCCTACGTTCTGAATCCTTCTTAGATACTTCTTTTCTAAGTGGTCATGACCTTGAACAAATAAACTAATAGAGGCCATCAGGTTGAAAACCATACACTAGAGTCAGTGTCTATTCGTATAAATTCGCCTCTATAACTTGGACGCCTTTTCTTATCCACTCGTTTAAGTGATGTCACGTTGAAGTCATTACCATCTAAAGAAAGCCTATCTTTAACGTCTAAGTCTGTTCTGTAGCTAGTAAAAAAAACTGTGCCCCTTTGTGTCTCAAGTCCGTCTCTACTCAAACTTTCAGAGGCAGTCCCCTCGTCTATCATACACCAAACCTGAGCCTTTTGGGTCCAAGTCTTTGTCTGACCACCCGCGCCATCATTGGCTAGGTTTCTGGAATAAACAGTTACAAGAGCATCAAATTTAGATCGACACAGACTCAATTTTATATTGCTCCAAGTAAGCGTTTGCTCCTGAGTCTTTAGCACACTGGCCATCACAAGCGCCCCTGTGCTCATATAAATGAGAAGCCATTAAAATGATGGCCCTTCTAAGTGCCGCGGGAACGTCTGAGGCGTTAGAGCCATAACCCGCTATAAAGGTTACCTTGACCGCATCATGAGAGCGTAAGGAAGTATTTACAATGGTTGTATTGTCGTTTATAACCACTCTAGGATTCACGTCATCATCATAGTTGTCTAAATAATAATTAGATGAAGCATAAACTGTTTCTGTGTTGTCGATGTCTATTGTATCAACTTGGGTGATGCTTTGGCATGGTCCCCAGTCTAGCTGCAGGTATCGACCGCCTTGACCGAAAACCTCAACCTCTGACCCAATGCGGAAGCCATTGAACCAGCTATCTTTCTTTGAGTAGAAGTTATTCACATAGCCTGTAAGGGTCTGAGTGATGAACTTGCGCCCTGTGAAGTTCTCAGCATATACGCGGGCGTCTTTAATGTATTGAGTGATTAAGGCATCCTCGTTTGTGTCCGTTATGCGTAAGGATGCCTTAACCTCTTCTAAAGAAACAGGTTCAGTTGTCGGCTGAGTCGTTACTTTGCTTTTCAACTTTAGTCTCTTTCTTTGGTGTTCTAGCTTTAGTCTCTCTTGCGAAAAACTTATGCTTAATCATACGTTCAGCGTCAGCATCAGGAAGGTCAACGACCTCCCCTTTGCTTGCTTTTAGAGTGACGTACCCATTCAATGAATACGCCACATCCTCTAAGGCTTTAACCTTCATTAGTTACCAGATACAGGGCTCAAGTGAGCACAACCTAGTTTGAAAGCGGCAGATACATCACCTGTGGTTGTGTGAGTGAATACTGCTCTCACATAACGCTTGCTTCCAATGTATCCAAGAGTTCTGACAACGTTAGTTGTATCAACTGCAACGTCTTGAGTTCCGATAACATCAGCGGCAGCCGCATCAGTGTAACCAGAGCCAGAAGTGTCAGTTTCTTGGATTTTGATAGTGCCAACGAAAGTTCCGTCACCATAAGCGAACAATGTGCAAGAATCAAAGTCTTTTAAATCAACTTCTGATCCATTTACATCAGCGGCAGCGGCTTGCGGAGCAACACTGCCTTCGAATTTAGAATTATTTTTTCCGTCTTTCAACATCTTTCTATTCTCCTAGATTATGCTTGTTTTAAGTATTTGATTGAGTCGAAAGATTTGAAGCCGCCACCAACGCGCTTACGCATGTGGTAAACAGTTCTGCCATTCACCGCTTGAGTGTATGGGTCTTTCAAAGTAGACATACCAGCACGATCAACGATTTGGTAACAGTCACGGAAGTCAGCAAGAACAACACTCAAAGCACCAGTTGCGATGTCTGGCATATCTTCGAAGATGATAGTTCTTTGACCTAACAACATATCAGCTTCACCAGCTTGATAAGAAGGTTGCCAGATGTAGTTGCCTTGACCATCTTTAAGCTTACGGATAGCCGCTTCAGTGTTGCGGTTATAAGCAAAGTAAGCGTTGCCTCTATAGCCAGATTTCAAGAAACCTCTCAAAGTAACAAGCTCATCTGTAGCGATAGCAGTAGCAGAAGCAGCAGTTAAAGTGCCAACTTGTCCACGAGTGTAAACGCCTTGATTAGAACCTTTTTGAGTTGCAGTCAAAAGACCTTCAGGCTGAAGAGGTCCATTTCCAGATACGAAAGCAGTTGCCTCAACGCGCCCGAACTTGTCAGCGACATTGCCAGAAGCCCAAGACTCGATGTTCCAAGAGCTGTCTTCAAGTAGTCTGTCAGATACTACGAAGCGAGCATACATCTCACGAACAGGGATTCTGAACTCTCCCAAATCAGCGGTAGAAGTTTCAGAGCGAGTATCAACCTCGCCAACCCAACCAGCACCGAACTCATTGTCGTCATGGTAGCCAACATATTCATTGGTCCCGATAGTAACTTGAGAAGCTACAGAGCGAACTGGAGAGGTGTCAAACAATCTCTTTTCAATCGCGCCATAGTAAGGGTTTACAGTGTATCCACCTTGAGGGTCGATATTAGATTGAAGGGCTTTCTTTTCAGACTCAGATAAGTCGATAGTCTCGATGCTGTGAGGCATACCTTTAGCCATCCATTTCTGCATACCGCTTTGAAAAGCTTTAGCGTCTGTGCCTTCGTTCTCAAGTTGGTCTGCCAAAGTTTGGCCACCCATTCTTTTAACGTAAGCTTGAGTCTCTTCAATAGACTTTTTCATTTCAAGAGCCGCACTCATGCTCTCGTCGATTCTATCAAGCTTCTCTTTTAATTCCGCTTGACCTGCTTCACCAGCCGCCATCTTTGCATCAAGGGCGTCTTGTGTCTTCTTCATTTCTTCGAACGCACCACCTACTTTGGCAATTTGTTCGTTAATTTGGTTGAGTTCTTGACTCATTGTATTAACCTCAAATGTTGGGAAAATGATTATTTAGGGATTCGAGAACGCCTGACAAATCTAACTGGGAATCGCTCCCAGTAGCTTCCTCGTCGCCTTTGGCATCACACTCAAGGGCTCCGTATCCACTAGCAATAAATGCCTGCGCTTGTCGTTTGGAAAGCCCTGAATCCCTCAAGATTTTCTCAACATCTCTTTTAGATAGCACTTTGCCATCTTCATCAGTCAT